TTTGTTGCGGCTGGTTCTAGTTATAAGGCAAAACCTGGTGAAACTGACGACCTAGTTAGTGCCGCTTTATTGGCTATGCGTATGATTAGCGTAATGAAAATGTGGGATCCGCGAGTATATGACTCATTTAACCAAGCTGATGAAGAACCTGAAGATTTTATACCGCCTATGCCGATCATGGTTACAACGTTTCCTAGATAAATAATAACATGAGCACAATGAACAAAATATCTGAGAACTTATTTGCTAAAATTAGGGGTCGATTCCCATCAGTTACCCTCGGTGACGAAACAGGAGTAGTTACAGATGACCCACAAATGGCACGATATTTTGACTTTGATTTCCAAGATGATGGTAAAACATTAGGAAAAGTAAGCATAACTATTAATGAAGAATCAGGTGTAACAGTAACATTTAATAACGATTTTATTACTAATGAAAATGATGATGTTAAAAATAACTGGTACAGCTTTTTAAAAGAATTAAGAGTATTTTCAAAGAAAAATATGTTAAATTTTGATACACGTGATATTACAAAGTCGAATCTCGATAAACGAGATTATGCACATTTAACCAAAACGAGTTCCGGAGATAATAGAATGAGTGAAACAAAAATGTACGGAACGAGTAGAACAAGCTATGAAGATGTTGGAACTGCTCGTTTAGTCTTAAAGCACAACCAACCAGTTAATTTAGAAATACCAGGTTCAAGAACCCAACACGTTCATAGCATTTATATTGAAAGTGACAATGGTGAAAGATACAAATACCCATATAGACATTTAAATGGTGCAAGAGCATTAGCACGTCACGTCGATGGAGGCGGTAATCTCTATGATGATTTTGGTAAACATATTGTTGGGTTAAGTGAAGAATTATCAAAATTACGTCAATTTAAAACATACATAAATCGTTCAGCAGTTATGGCAGAAGGACTTAAAGGTTACCTTAATGTTGTTAACGAGCGATTAGAAACAGTTAAAAAAGAATGTTTAAAATTGCAACGTGAAACTTATTATAAAGATGCAGTTGCAAATTATAAACAAGAAGTTATGGAAGAAGTTCCAGAAGAAGTTACTAATAGTTGGATTGATGAATTAACTATTAGATCATTTAATGAAGAATTAAAAAGTGTATTCCCATACATTTATAAACTTATTAACGACTCTAAGAAAGTTGACGAGATTGGTCCAGACCGAACAGATGAAATTTTACCTGTAGTCGGTGCAGTGGCTGGCGGCTTGGCACGAGGTGCATTAGCAGTTGGCAGAGGAATTGGAAAAGCTGTTGTTGGAGGAATAGCTGGATCAAAAAAAGCACTCGCACCAGACGATGATGAAGAAGAAATTCGACAAGCGAATCCACATTACAAAGGAAAAAAATTAAAAACTGGCGACAACACAAAGAAAGACGAAGGATTTGATCCAGATGATTTTGACGACGAAGTAGATGTTGAATGGACTGGAGATGATGGCGAAGTAACAGGTGGAATGTTATCTTATCATGCTACAGTTGATCACGAAAATGGAACAGTAACAGTTGATCCTAAATCACTTAGAGGTTCAGTTGATCAAGAACAGAATGCCGCTAAAGTAGATCAAGAATTAATTGATATGCAACTAAAAGATGATTTGAAACACTTTCTTGAAATAGCTCAAGACCATGCAGATGATATGTGGAGCCAAAGAGATAACAAATATTCACAAGGCGAAGAAACAGAAGACCACGGATCGAATGTTGATGAGTTCTTAACTAAAATTGCAAATGACAATGATTCGTTTGAATTAATAGATCAAGGCCTAAGAGGAAAACATGGTCCTGAGATTGAAAAAGCATTACAAGATATGTACGATCAAGCTTCACATGATCATGGTTTACATCCAGATGATGACCATGAAGAAATTTATAATCGAATGCAGATGGATATCGAAGATGCATATGGCACTAGTGAAGAATTAGAACCACAAGCATTTGATCCAGTAGCAGAATATGAAAAAGCTCTTTCTTATATTGTTGGTGAACAAGAAAATGCGTTAACAGATGGATCAGATGAAGACAAAGCTCAAGCAATTGAAAAAATTAACGAGTTAATGACACAACATTTTCCAGCAGGTGAAAATGGTGCAAACGCAATTGAAAGTTTGGCTGGAATAATTGATGATCCAAAATTACAAGAAATGTTCCGCAAAGTTGGACAAAAAAATTCCGATATTTGTGTAAGACCACTTGTAATGAAATGGATTAAAGCACACGCACCAGATGTTAGTTCACAAATTGATACAGGTGATATGCAAGGTGGAGAAGAAGTTCCAACAGAAGCACGACCGTTGGACCATCCAGAAAAAGGATATTTTGATCCTAAGATACTTAAAAAAATTGTAAAACAAAAAGGCGCAGAACGCGATAAAGAAAAAGGCGACAACAAAAAACCATCGGAAAAATTAGAAGAACTAATCAAAAGTTATTACGATTACACAACTAATAAATTTCCAAAAGGCGAAACAGCGGTAATGACTGCTGTTGAAAAAGAATTTGGTGAGAGAAGTTTACCATATGCAGAAAGAATGATTGAAAAACTATTTCACGGCCAAGATGCTGAAATGGAACGTGTAAAACAATTAGCAGGCGTATAAATCACTTTTTCGGCAACATAGAACTTGACTTACTAAATAAAAGATAGTAGTATATACATTATGTGCTACTGTTTAAAGGCACTACAGCGAAAGGCTTAACAATTAAAGGAGGCTTATAATTATGGCTACATTAGCAGAAATTCGTGAAAAACTTAAACAACAAGAGAATCGCTCTTCAGGTGGTTCCGGCGGCGACAACGCCATTTACCCATTTTGGAATTTGAAAGAAGGAGAATCGGCAACGATTCGTTTCTTACCAGACGGAGATGAAAATAACACTTTCTTCTGGCAGGAACGTTTGATGATCAAACTACCTTTTGCAGGTATTAAGAATGAATCCGATTCTAGACCTGTACAAGTTCAAGTACCATGTATGGAAATGTATGGTGAAACTTGTCCCGTATTAAGTGAAGTACGTGGTTGGTTCAAAGATAAAAACTTAGAAGACATGGGACGTAAATATTGGAAAAAACGTTCTTATGTATTCCAAGGCTTTGTTACTGATAACCCTCTTAAGGAGGACGCAACACCAGAAAACCCAATTCGTAGGTTTATCATTGGTCCGCAAATTTTTCAAATCATAAAGGGTGCATTAATGGATCCTGACATGAATGAATTACCAACAGACTATACCGCAGGTGTAGACTTTAGAATTTCCAAAACTTCTAAAGGTGGTTATGCAGACTATTCAACTTCAACTTGGTCACGTAAAGATCGTGCATTAAGTGAAGTAGAATATAAAGCAATCGAAGATAACGGATTGTTTACTCTTAGTGATTACTTACCTAAGAAACCTGGTGACGTAGAAGTTGAAGCTATCAAAGAGATGTTTGGAAAATCTGTTGATGGCGAAGCATACGATATGGATAAGTTTGGAAGTTATTTCCGTCCAGCTGGTATGTCAGCTCGTACAGGAGATCCTGTAAAAGCGTCAACTCCAAATCCAAGTGCAACACCGGCTCCAGAAGCGAAAGCAACTGTAACTGAAAGTGTTGCTACTGAAACAGCAGAAGCACCAAAACCTGGCGGCAAAGCGGAAGACATTTTAGCAATGATTCGCAATCGTCAGAACGAACCGGCTAAACAGTAACACATATAAGGGGGGCTTCGGTCCCCCTTATTAATTTGGATTAAGGAGATATAATGACCAATAGAGTATTCGACGTTTCTAAGTTTCGTAAAAACTTAACAAAATCAATTACCGGCATGAGTCATGGCTTTCATGATCCAACCGATTGGATCAGCACAGGTAACTATGCACTCAATTATCTTATTAGTGGCGACTTTCATAAAGGCGTACCACTAGGTAAGGTTACCGTTCTAGCTGGTGAATCAGGTTCAGGAAAATCATTTATCGCGGCAGGTAATTTAGTAAAGGCCGCACAAGACCAAGGCATATATGTTATTTTGATTGATTCAGAAAATGCATTAGATGAAGCCTGGTTACAAGCATTAGATGTAGACACCGACGACAAAAAATTACTCAAATTAAGTATGAGTATGGTTGATGATGTTGCTAAAACTATTAGCACATTTATGGCAGACTACAGAGAAATGCCGGAAGAAGAACGCCCAAAAATATTATTTGTAATAGATAGTTTGGGTATGTTACTAACACCAACCGATGTTGATCAATTTACAAAAGGTGATATGAAGGGTGATATGGGTCGTAAACCTAAAGCACTTACATCATTAGTACGTAATACAGTTAATATGATTGGTGCACATAACGTAGGACTAGTATGTACTAATCACACTTATGCATCACAAGATATGTTTGATCCAGACGATAAGATTAGTGGTGGACAAGGATTTATATATGCAAGTTCAATAGTTATAGCAATGAAAAAGCTAAAACTTAAAGAAGATGAAGACGGTAAAAAGGTTACTGATGTGCGTGGTATCAGAGCCGCTTGTAAAATAATGAAAACACGTTACGCAAAACCTTTTGAAAGCGTACAAGTTAAAATTCCATATGAAACTGGAATGGATCCATACTCAGGACTAGTTGACTTATTTGAGAAGAAAGGCCTATTGAAACAACAAGGCAATCGACTTAAATACGTTGATTCTTCAAATAAAGAACATCTGATGTACCGGAAAGACTGGTCGGGTGAGAAGTTAGAGATAATTATGAGTGACTTCGATAACCTTGAACGAAAAGATGTTGTTGAAGATGACAATACTGAGGAGTAAACAACATATGGAAAGTGGTTCACAGATTAGTGAGATCTGGACTTGCTTCAAAGAATACATAGACAAAAAACATATTGAAACAGTTGCAGAACGTTTTGTTGATTTATGTGCAGACTATGGCACACCAGATGAAGCATTTAGAGATGCATTAGGCATGGATAATGAACTAGATAAGGCAATAACATATTACTTAGATGAAGAACAAGACTATGATGACGACACTAGCGACGATGAGGATTATTAATGGGCTGGTATTCTGATATTGCTAAAGACATTAGCAAGATACCTGCGGCAATTGGTTACTTTGAACATGAATTAGAAGAAGCAAAAGCTGAGGTAAGGATTAGAGGAAATGTAGAAAGGTCTGCGGCGGAGATGCCGGGGATAGTTGAACATCGATTTAATCAGCTTCAAGAACTAGAAGCAATATTAGAATACTTAAACATTGAGTTGCGTCGGTTAAGAAGCTCATTTTTTAGAAAATATTTAGAAAATTACCAACGTGCATTAAGTAGTCGCGACGTAGAAAAGTATGTTGACGGTGAAGCAGATGTTGTTGATTATGAAAAAATCATAAACGAATTTGCACTTATGCGAAACAAATGGTTAGGAGTCACAAAAGCACTTGACCAAAAGCAATGGCAACTAACTAATATTGTAAAGCTTCGCGTTGCAGGAATGGAAGATGCTAGACTCTAAGAAAAAAGGAACTTGTGGTTGTGGAAGATCTCCAACTGGCGATTGTATTGGTTGGCATAAACTAACTGAAGAAGAATATAAAGCAAAAACAAACGAAGAAAAAGCCAGAATACTTCAAGAAGCCAAGGAGAAAAAATGAAACTATCAGATACAAACATTGGTAAACAATATGCTGGTAACTATCGGAATACTGATCATAAAGAAGAACCAAAACCAACTAGACCACCAACACCTCAAGAATATGCTGACGCATATAAAGAAAAATATGAACGAATAGGACATCCTAGTCTACCCGGTTCTATACAAAAAATAGAAAGATTTGATCGTGTACCTAGGGCTACATTTGTTAATAGAGTAATGGGCGACTTTCAAAAAATTAGTACAGAAGAAATTTTTCCAAATAAAAAAATTGTATTGTTTGGTTTACCTGGTGCATTTACACCAACGTGTTCAACTAAACAATTACCTGCATATGATGAAGCATATGACAGGTTTAAAGGTCTAGGCGTTGACGAAGTATATTGTGTTTCAGTAAACGACGGCTTTGTTATGAATGCCTGGGCAGAAGATCTTGGCATTAAAAATGTAAAACTACTTGCTGACGGCAATGGCGATTTTACACAATCAATAGGGGTAAGTGTTAATAAAAGACACCTTGGATTTGGTCCACGTTCGTGGCGTTATTCATTATATGTTATTAATGGCATTGTTGATCAGGCCTTTATTGAACCTGGATTTAATCAAACAGGCGAAGATGATGATCCTTATACTTGCTCCGATCCCGAAACAATAATCAATTACATACAGACAACACTTCGTTAATTATTAAATACAGTTGTAATGACAATTGTATTAGTGACTGGCGGATTCGATCCACTTCATTCTGGCCACATAGCTTATTTCGTCGCGGCAAAAAAGTTAGGCGATCAGTTATGGGTTGGAATTAATTCTGATGAATGGTTAATACGTAAAAAAGGTAGAGCGTTTATGCCTATGAAGGAACGCTCGGAAATAATTAAAAATCTTAAAATGGTAGATTACGTTATTGATGTTGTTAATGATAATAAAGTTGACGACTCAGGAGGCGCAATCTTTAAAGCATTTGCCATAGGTGCAGACAAAATTATTTTTGCAAACGGTGGTGATCGAACTAAAGAAAACATTCCAGAAATGAAACAATGGGGCAACAATCCTAATGTAGAATTTGTATTCGGTATTGGAGGTGAAACTAAACAAAATTCTAGTAGTTGGATATTAGAAGAATGGAAAAGTCCTAAAACAATACGTAATTGGGGTTGGTATAGGGTACTAGATGATAAGCCTGGATATAAAGTTAAGGAACTAGTAATTGAACCTGGCAAAAGTTTAAGTATGCAACGACATACCCATAGAGCTGAACATTGGTACGTATTAAAAGGTAAATGTTTAATTAAAACAGAATGGGATAACAGATCAGAAAAACAAACTGTTAACGCAAACGGAACATATACTATTGACAAAACTGTATGGCATCAAGGGTGTAATGACACAAAAGAACCTTGCCATATATTAGAAGTACAATACGGTGACAAGTGTATAGAAGAGGACATAGAAAGAAAATGAAATGGAAAGAAATGTTGGAAGGGGCTAAACTTGGTTGGAGAAAGAGTGGCCCAAGTCCACAAGAAAAATGGGCATTATATGTTTTACTAGGTTTCTTAGCTGTATTCTATCTTATATATTGGTTATACTAGATGAAAACAAAAAAAGAATTATCTTGGGAACGTAAACTAGAACAAGACATTGATCATTCACACTTAACTGAAGAAGAATGGTATATGGTTGGTGTATGTAAACCATACACTATGACAAGTGGAAAAAGACTTTTACACACGTTTAATACTGTTAAAGAACTAGATAAAAATAATATTAAAGGTGACATAGTAGAATGTGGAGTATGGCGTGGTGGACAAATAATTAGTGCCTGGTTAGCAAATAAAACAACAGATAGAGACTTTTGGTTATTTGATACGTTCCAAGGAATGACACCGCCAACAATAGATGATTACAAACTTAATCCAGATGGTTCAAAAGGATATGCTCATGAAAGTGGAAAAGCAAAAGCAGGTTATGATAACTGGTGTAGAGCAGAATTACAAGAAGTTGTAAACAATATAAACCCGTTTATTCCACAAAGACAAACACATTACGTTGTAGGTGACATACGCGAAACACTTAAAAATCCAAAAAATATTCCTCAACAAATTGCATTACTTCGACTAGATACTGACTGGTATGAAAGTACATTATCCGAGTTAACTCATTTATGGCCAATGGTAACGCCAGGAGGAATATGTGTATTAGACGACTATAATAGTTGGCAAGGAAGTAAAAAAGCCTTTCATGATGCTCTAGGAAACTCAATAAAGATACATACTATTGACCAGGTTGCCGTCTGGTTCCGGAAAGAATAAGAATGAGATTGAAAGTATTTGTAGGATATGACACAAGAGAGGATATTTCTTTTCAAGTATGTGAACATAGCATACTAAGGCATAATATTGGCATAGATACTGTGGAA